CCTATTGTGGTAGTCGCAGCCTCCCCTCTGCCGCCAGAAACTGATGCAACTGCACCATATGTACCGCCGGTTGTGTTTTGCTGTATCTCTACATGACTAAAATCTGCATCTGAAGGGTTAGTCCAAGACAACACAACTGCATTAGATGCTGCGGTTTTTGAAAGTCCTGTAATTGCAGCAGGGGCAGTATCATCGCCTGAAGCGGTTACATTTGCTGTAATGTAACTGCTCTTAACACCTAAATTATTAACTGCTCTGACTCTAACGTAGTATGTAGCGCCAGCAATAACTGGCTGTACTTCGTAGGTTAAACCGTCAGTTACTGCGGTTTGATAAGGCGCGTTAAAAGTTGCCCATTCTACTTCGTATCTCTCAACATAGACATCTGCGCTAGCACCCCAGCTAATAAGCAATTTCTCAACAGCTGTTCCATCTTCATTAATAAGTGTAGAAGTTGTAGCCGTTAAGCTACTGGGTGGCTGTGCCGTTGAACCATCATATAAATCTAGCTCGCCAGAAGCGAAAAAATCTTTTTCGTCTGAAGCATTCCAATTGTATATATCGGACGCGGTCTCTATTAACTCTAGGTTTACAATAATTTGACCTGCATCAGAGAAAGACATCTGATAGCCTATCACTTCAAAAACCTTAAATGACCAGCCCATTTTTACGTTACTTACCATAACATTATCGCCAGCTTTAAAGTTTAAAGCAGCTAGGTTGCAAGGTATGGTTACAGATGTTTGTTGCCTAGACTCGAACAGCGCTATTTTTGCAAGTCTCTGAGCTTGTGTATTGTTGGTTACAAAGGGTAGCTGTAAATCCATATAGATGGGGTCGCCATCAGCAGCCGCATAAGTTGAGCTAATCTGTGCGGGGTAGTCGGACTTGATGTAGTTGTTTTCTGCACTTATGTAAGTGCCTTTCACGCCGTTGTATAGCTGCCTTCTGCTTTGCTTTGTGCGCGTCTTAATGCTGCCTACAATATTACTTTCATCAATTACTACAGATGAAGGGGACACATAAACCGCAGGCTTCATATAGTAAAATTTATTTGAATAGGTTAATTGACCACCCATGCATTTTAGCAGGTTGTTTATATTGGCTTTCCTGCTTCTATCGCTGCTCATAATGCCGTTGCAGGTATATCTTTTCTGATTGCCGCCAGCATCTAAAGCTACGGTTTCATCACACTTGCTAACAGCAAAAGCCAATGAATCAGCATCTATTGAAGATGCCGGTTCGCCTAATCCGTACTTGGTATCTGTTAAATAATCTCTGATGCACAATGCAGGATTATCAGAAAAAGCCGTAACACCAGTTGCAGGGTTTAAGACTTTTCTGCCTTCAATAATCGCCGAGATGTTAGGAATGCTGTTTAATTCTTCTGCGTCATATTTCAAACGCACATAGATGTAGGCGGTGTCTAACAGCTTGTGATTGCTTGTCCATTTTGTTGTGCGACTAACAAGAACAGAGTCAGCAGCTGTTTCGTTGCCGCGATGAATGCGAATATCTAGATATTGGTTCCAATTACCTTGATAAGCACCATCATCCCAAACCAGTTTTTCATTAACAAAAATCTTTCTGTAATCGTTAATTTCATGTCCAGCAAATGCGACTACCATGTGCAGATACTTGTTATCGTCCCCAGTGGTGTCGGCAAATATAATTACACCGCCTGTCCTAACCGTTCCATATATCAAAGGTCTTGGAGCCGCTGGCTCCTTTATCGTTTGGGTGCTTCCGTCCATACCTCCTGTGTCTGGAACCATGCCGTCCATGACGTACTTGCCAAGCCCTGCGCCTACAACAAATGCACCAGCTATAAGCAGCGCACTTGCCCCTAAAGCCGCAGCACCTGCCGCACCTGCTATACCAACTACTAACGAAACTGCCATTTATTCACCTAAGTATTTTGTGTAGACTCGCTCGGCTAAATCATAGCCATTGCCAGTTAGTAAGCTGTCGAAAGGTACGGCCACTTTAGTGTTGATGGTAAGCATTGAAACACCGCATTCACGGCAATAATTCTCAGCATATTTTAGCAGTTTGTAACCAGTAGCCCCAGCCCTGCTGTCCGGCTTTACAAATATCACATCATTAGTTGCAAAAAAGTGGTCTTTATAGTGGATGCTTTTATTTATTATCAAAACAAAATAGCCCACTAAAACGCCATCATTTCGCGCTGTGAATATTCGTAGTGCGCCACTTGCGTCAAGTCTTGCGTATTCCTTCCAGTCAGGATTGAGCTTAATCTTATCTTGGTACATTGCGACAAGCTCCCAATGCTGCTCAAGCAAAGGTTGTAGCTCGCGTTTAACTTTTGTTAGATTTTCAAGATGCAATGTAAGCATTATCTCGTATCCCTCATGCTCGTATCTCTCGCGCTGCCGCTACTAGCAACACTGCTTGCTGGTGTAGCCCTTCCAAATATAATTTCTTTATCTTGCAAGCTGGCTACAAACTCAAAACCCTTGTCTGAAGGGTGGTCAATGCGCTGGTCATTATCAGTGAAACGGCGTACAAACTTTCTTTCAAAAGCAATCAGCTTGTTCTCTAGTGTTACATTGATGGTCGATTTGTCACCGCTATCTAGTATGGTCATCACATCCATGAATCCCTCAAATATACTTACCGGCGATATGATGGGGTCACCAAGCTCATTCATTGCGCCTAAACTTATTGCCGCAGTTTTGCCTTGATAATCTTCATCTCTTGCAACTTGAACAAGTGAAGTTTTTACACCTGTCAAAGTTATAGATGTTCCATTTGCTTGCAATTCAGTAGACTCTTTAATCTGATTGATTTTTAATAAATCGCCTAGACCTTGGTAAGTTTGTGTATTGTTTAACTTAATGCTTTTCACCGCCGCCGTGCCGCCGTAGCGACTGCGCACCATTATCTGCGTGGTTGTCCCCAGTGCTGTAAACGTATATTGAAACGTGCCTGCCGAGATTCTTTGGTAGTAAAAGTAGTTGTCTGGCCCGACATACATATCTCCAAGCCTTACCTCAACATCTGCTCCAGTATGCTCGACCGTCACAGTGTATTTCTTACCTGCAACTGTTGAAGTACTTTGATAAATGCCAGCCCTGTCATTATAGCTGGGGCCAGTGAGATTGGCTTGACCTGTTGTATATGTGACAGATGAACCAGTGCCCAGTGCTTGGGTAGACCAGTTATTTAGATTAGAATCAAAGCTAGGATTTAAGTTAATGGGGTCTCCCACTGGAGAATCTAATTCCCCTAGGCCAGACCACATGTATATAGGACTGCTAAAATTCATATCTATCAAATAGAAAGGTCTGACAACCTCTGCTAACGAAGCAGCACTCATTTCTGCTGATATATCTCTAGCCATTTATAAAGCCTCTACAAATGCAAAAGTGAAGCCATACATAGACGCGGCGTTTGTTTTCCAGCCTATATCATTTGATGCCATGCGCCAAAGGCTCTTAGGGCTTGTGAAATCTAAAGCTGTGCCGCTCGCAACAGCAGTTCTTAACGGCGGCTGAAACTTTATAGGCGCGGTTCCTGATGCTTTATCTTCTGTGCAAATGTACAGATAATCTCCAAGCTGAAAGTATGTTCCGGCAACAACAGAGGATGAGCCACTACTGCAATTAATCTGCTCTGCTCGAATAGCTGTTGTCCCGCTTGATGTAACAGTCTTGCCTGTAGTGGTAGTTAAGGGGTGACCAAATGTGAACGTCCCTGATTGCCCTTTAAGAGCGACTATGAAAGCCTGTACCGAACGTGCCTCTGAGATGCTTAAAGGCGGTAAGGTAACCTCACATTCCCATCTAGCACCCTGATGCTCGTAGACTTGCTGCTCATAAGAAAAAGGCGATTCACTTACTGCAACCGCCCTTTTCAATCTCATCTCTATATTTTGTATCCCAACACTGGGAAATGCTAAAGGCATTTTATGCTCCGATTATTGCTTGGCTATAGCTACCGCCGCGCTGTCTTGCGTCTGCTACTGCTCCCTTGGCTGCGTCTGCTATCTGCGGCAGTAAGTTTGCAACCTCTGCGCGAACTGTTTGGACTACGCCAGTAGATACGTTTATTGTCTGATTAATAATAACAGCTTGCCCGCCACCGCTTCTACGCAATCCACCGCCCTTAGTGTGGTCAATAACTGTCTCATTAGGGTGCAAGATAGCATTAAAGCCACCCTTGCCATCAACGCCGCCAGTACGTGACCCATGCCCTGTAAAACCACCACCGTCAAAAGACTGTGAGCGAATGCTTGAAACTTGCGCTAAACCGCCAGCAACAACAGCCGCAGCCATTGCAAAGTTAATCGGTGGCGGGTAAGCAGCCATGGCCTTAGTTGCGCCCTCATAGGTAGACATAACAGCCTTGCCAATACTCGCGGCTTTCTGTATAGCAAACAGCTTCTTGCTTTGCCCCTTAGTTGCTGATAGTTCCTTGCTCATATTTGTCAGCACATTCTTGGTCTTGTCTGCGTTATTCATTGCGTCAAACTTAGCTAAGTCAGCTGCACCCTCTTTTTGCAACTGCTGAGTGTAATTGTTACTCGCTTGAATCGTTTGGTTAGCAGTCGTTACTGTTTCAGGTAAAGTTGTTATTTTTTCTTTTAAAGAATCAATCTGCGCAATAGCTCCGCTAAAATCTATTAGCTTCATCTCTGCGGTTTCTTCTTCCATCAATCGGAGCTGCTCAATTAAACCAGCCCTTTCTTCTTCAAGCTGTGCAAGCAGTCCTGTGTCTAATTTAACACCATGCTGTGCAGCCTGCCCCATGCCGCGCATTCTCGCGCTAATATCATCAATGCTGGCTGCTAGTTGCTGTTGTACCTCGGGGGGGAAGAAGCGCTGCAATGCTCCATAAACTTTGTTAGCAACCTTAATTACAGTATTGGCAAACTCTTGCGCGCCTTTAATGGCTCTAGATAATCCTTCAAGGAATCCAGTAGCCAGAGCCTGACCTACTCCGTTAATGCCCTCTTTAGTGCTTGCCATCTTCAGAATAAAGGCAGTCAAAGTCTCCGTTACTGCTGTAATCGCGGGCGCAAGCGCAACAGCAAACTGGTCTTTTAAGCCTTTAACTATTGAAAATAAATCTGATAAAGCATCGTTTGCAGTTTCAGCTCCAGCAGCAGCAGAGCTAGACATAACTATTCCTAACGCCTCAGCCCTGCCAAATAACTCTTCCATGCCCTTTTCGCCAAGAGCCAAAGTATTTACAAGGGCGGCACCTTCACTATCAAACAGCTTAAAAGCTAATCTAAGTTTGTCGCTGTCATTTTCGACATTAGAAAAAGCCTCTGATAGAGCTTGCATTTGTTTATCTAGCGGCAGTTGTTGCAACTTCTTTGCGTTTAGACCAAGCTCTGCAATAGCTGCTTTAGCCTCACCAGTTCCCGCAGCAGCTTCCGCAGTACGTCTGGTAAATCTTTGCATAGCCATGTCAAGAGTATTAGCTTCAACTCCTGTTATAGATGCAGCATAACGTAGCTTAGATAATGCTTCAGTTGTCGTGCCAATTTTCGCAGATGTTTTTGCAAGTGCATCGGCAGAATTAAGAGAGCTTTTAACAAGATAGCCAAAGCCAGCAGCACCAGCCACACCAACCAAAGCAGTTCTCATGCTAAAGATAGATGACGTTATAGATTTTAGTCCGCTGGTAACAGACTTAAATCCTTTAGACGTTTTATCAATAGCTGATATTGTAATTCTAGCTGCTGCTGCCATCTTGTTCGCCTTTTAAATAGTAGTAAGCCATCCACTCATTGAACTCTGATAGGCTCATCTGTTCAGCTTCTGATATTGTCATATTAAGCCTCTCAGCCAAGGTAATTAAATTAAACCTAGACTGAGAGGATTTTAGTTTTTTAGCGCATCTTCCCGCGTTTCCACCATAGCAAACATCTGGTTGGCAATTTCACTAATTACAGTAGTTTCTTCGCCCATTAAATCAATCTTATCCTCACCAGATGTGAACAGCTTTTCACCATCTTCGCTTTGCGCTTTCATCACAATCAAGTCAACCATTGCACCAATAGTTGTGTTCTCTAAAAAATCTGGGTGCTTTTTCTGTAACTCATTCAGATCGTAACAGGTAATAGCCCCACAAAATAACTTGAAGGGCTTACCCTTTTCATCTGACCAAGCTGGAACTAAAACTTCACGCTTGATTGCTTTTCTTCTGTTTCTTAGTTCTTTCGCTAATCCCATTGCAATTTCTCCTGTTGTAGTGGGGTTATGCTGTTGCTTCTGTTACTGCGCCGTTCACCTGAATAGCAAAGCTGGCTTCAACCATGCCGTCAAAAGAGGCAGTGATTGACTTGCTAGTTACTAATCCAGTGGCAGTGTAATACTTCTCGCCACTGCCAGTGCCAGTAGGATAGATTTCAACATCAAGAGAGCTACGCGCATCAATAACTAGCTGCTGTGTGTCTGTGTCATCCCAGTAGCACTCAAGAGAAATAGTGCTTGTTTCAAGTCCTGACTTGTAAGTACGCGCAACATCACCCATTGCGCTATCTTCGATTGTATCGGCAGAGCTTTCGATTGTGTAAGAGCGAACTTCACCAACAACGGCAACAGAAGTTCCTGCAACCTGTAGTTTAACAACGCCGCTAGAGCCTGTATTTGTAGCCATTTATATCACCTTTAGTTAAGTTGTGCCGCGAGTGTATTCATATACAACGCGAACAGTTAGAATCACACCGCCGACAGGTTCAATAGAACCTTCATCGACTTCAATGTTTATTAGCTGGGTGTCCAGCGCGTAACCGCCTCTAGTGCGGTCAAGTTCCAAGCCTTCTTCAATGGCTTCGATTATGTTGTTTCTTGCTTCGTCAATTATACCTGACTTTACAAAGCAGACCATCTCATAGTTGATGCTTGCCATACGGCTACCCATAGAGCCGCCAATAGAGCTATCTTCTCTATCCTCTCCAGCAGTCCTAACCAGTACGGCTGGAAACTGCGCGTTAGATAGCTTCTGGAAATCAAAAGGCTCTCTAGTTGCCATCTTGATGCGGGTCGGCTGGATAACGCTATCTCTTAGCGTATCGACTATATTGTTTGCAATGCTTTCTCTAACGCTCATTTTATAAACCTTTCAAAAGACTTAGTTAGCTCACCTTGCTCATCTCGACTAAATCCGAAAAAAGGCCGAATAGAATTGTTGCCAGATGCTTTGCCAGATTCTTCTCTGCCTCGAAAGAATATGACTGCGCGTTTATAGTTAGCTTTGCTTGTCATTGCCGCCAGCATCTTACCGCTCATGGTAAGGTTAGGAGTTAGCGTCCTGCCTTTCTTAGACCTAAACTTAGAATACTTTTCTGAGTAAGGTTTGAACGCGCCATCCTTATAGCCTTTCCCAGACTTTGTTCTATCTAGGATTATATTAATTCCTATCTGCGCAACGCGAAACAGAGCCGATTTATATTTGGCCGTAATCTCTTTGCGTAGCTTTCTCGGCAAGCTAGACAAGTCTCTAGGGCTAACATCTAAACGCACATTCATTAGCGAACTAACCTGCCTGAGTTAATAGGCTCTTTCTCTTTGTCCGTTACAGTGCCATCACCGTCAGCGTCATAGTCAACGCCATCGCGAAACACTGCTTCTATCTCCTCGCCGTAGCGAGACTTGTAGAAATCAATCATGCCAAGGAATCGGTCATTATCTACCCAGTTGGTCAGCTTTGGCAGAGCGTACTTCCAGAGTACAAGGTAAACACTGCATCGAGTCCACTGGCTGTCTGTTAGCTTGCTAGGTACTAGCTCACCACTATAGCCGCGCTTGTCCCACCAATCGGCGCGTATCTTGCGCTCTATGTCGGCTTGCGCTCTTGCGTGTTCTTCACTAAAGGAATCAATGCCAAGATTAAGAATATCTGGAACCATCTCCATCAGGTCTGCGTCTGTACTAAATGCCATTACCACTTCACCTTATCTGCCCAGTATGCCGCCGATGCGGTTTTGTCTTTGCGACCTTTCTCAATGTCTTTAGCGAATCGCGCTTTAAATGACCTGCGCTTTGCCTTGTCAGCTTCGCTCTCGTTCTTTCTTGGTGGCTTATTATCTGCGCCCTGCTGCCCGAACCTAATCAGCTTAACCTTGTCGCCTTCTTTTGCGAGTACGGCATGGCTCTTGGTTGGGTGCTTACTGGTGCGCTTGGGTTTATTGTACCCTTCAAAGCGTTCGCCTCGGTATGTAATAGCCATCATATCTCCTAAATAAAACCCCACCCCCAATAAAGGGGGCAGGGATTATCAACACTCTTAGAGAGCAGCGTCAGCAGTGATTTTCACGCCGAAAGTATCATCAAGCTCTGCAACACCATAAGCGGCAGTTGCGTTAAGCTCGAAGGCTCGGAGAGAAGCGTCACGCTGTGATTCAATGCCGAAGTCTCGCTTCATAGCGATAGCAAGAGCTTCAGGGGCGAATACAGCGGCAACAGCGTCATCATTGGCGTCAACAGTCAGGTTAGCTGACTCATAAACGTCAATGCCAGCGATAGTGCCAACATAGCCGTTAATCATAGCGGCGTTCTGAGCGTCACCACCATTCGGGTTAGCGAAGGTGTTAGTCAGACCAGCTTTGATTTGGTAGGCTTGGAATGGGTGCAATACAGCAGCCAAGTTACCAGTAACCTTGTTAGCTCGCAGAGTAGCCTGTGCCTTAAACAGATCAGCAACAGTAATTTCTGCGCCAGCAGCACCCAGACCAGAACTAAAGCCAGAGAACAGAGCCAAAAGGTCTTTGTCCATCTTAGTAGCGATAGCGTTACCAAGTACAGTGCCAAGCTCTACAGCAGGGTTGCCCGCGCCGAATGCAGCCATGTCAGTCAGAACAACCTGCGCACCAACTTCGCCAACAGTTACAGAAACTGAGCTAGTAGATACAGTGGTTGAACTCATGTCTGTGCCTTCGGTCAGGTCAGCAGCAGCAATTGCAGGGTACTTAGGAATCTGGACAGTCTTGCCAGCTTCGTTAGCGATGTTGTACTGAGTTACCAAGCCCATCATCAGAGATTGTTCTTCAGCAGTGAAACGTGCCTGAGCGATAATATTCGCAAACAGGTCGTCAAGTGTGGAGCTAGTAGTAGCAGCCATTTGTAATACCTCAATAGGTTAGATTAAAAAATTATTTTTTAGCCTTCATCAGAGCGCGGTAAGCCTCGCGGCCACCTTCGTTCCAGTTATCGACCATATCATTAACCGTTGATTGAGGCTTCAACGTAGAGCCACCAGCGTTACCTTGTGAACCTGTCCCGCCTTTACTGGCTCGAACAAAGTGTGGGTTAGCTGTAAGAAATTCGCTTACCATCTCATTGACGGATAGCAAGTCACCGCTGTCATTGTAACGCGGTGTGCCGTTGTTGTCTAACACCTCTACAGTTCCATCTTCACCCAGTCGGGTCTGCGCTTTAAGCAGCGAAGATACTTGCTCTGGGCTTACTGCGTTATTGTTGCTTGCTGCTCCCAGAATAGCCCCATCAACTAGGGTCTGCTGTAGCTTGGTCTTATAGGCGTTAATCTCGCTGTCTTTCTTCTCGACAGTCTGCTTTAGTATTGTCTCGAACTCGCCGCGCTCTTTCATCTTGTCCTGCTCCACCTGTTCTTTCTGGGTTAGCAGTTGGCGGGCTTCATCTAGGTCAATCCCAGATAGTTTCTTATCGAACTTGCGCTGCTCTCTTGCTACTCGGTCAGCCACAATCTTGTCGATTTCTTCTTGCGTAAATGTTTTCTCTGTTGGGGTTTCTACAACTGTTTCTTCTGTCTGGTTATCCACGATTTCTTCGCTCATGTAACGATGCCTCAAATTGAGTTTGGTGAACCCCGATTTTAGCATATAAACATTTTTGCTCAAATATCATCTAAAGTGTTGACATTAATGTAAACAACAGGCAAGATGCTCCTACATTCAAAAAAACAAAGGGTTATACACATGACTAACTTAACTTCAAATCAAAAAGCGGCTCTTGCAGTGTTTCACGAATACATTGAAAACGAATCAGATTTTGAGTGGGGCGATTACTTCTGGATAGCCGACCTGCTTACACTGCTTGTAGACAATGGCTGGGAGCGTAAAAGCGCGGAAGGCACAATAGGCAGTCTGCTCGAATCAGGCGGCAGTGATTTGTACGCTTTTGAAAATACGCCAAACCCACAAAAAGGCGACCAAAAAGAAATGCTCTACATTGTCGAATACAAGCCAAGCTGGGCATAATAAACCAACCGCCCCCGAAAGGGGGCTACCCTTGGAGGGGATTATGAATATTTTAAAACCAGCACCGCAGACGCTAGACGAAGCCCACGACCAATACTGTGACGACAATCACCTTGGTAGCTTCGAGATGCTAACCCAGCGCGAGTACGACGAAGTCCGTAGGCAAGAGAAAGCCAAAGGCTTGATTATATTCGAGGGCGATTATGTAACGCTGACAGGCGAACCAGAATGGCTCGAAGTTGTAGAGATTGTTATTGTGGACGGCAACCGCGCCAACAATATGCTCAAGCTCTCAGATGGCTATGTAGTGCCAGCACCAGTTGAGCGTTATGTTGACGAAGTGATTTCTAAGAAAGAGTTTATAGCCCTATCCTAATTGCAGCAGTGTAACCCTTTAGCCCAGCTTATTTAGTGGGCTTTTTTTTCTTCTTCTTTTTACCGTATGCCATGTTATTCCTCGTCAAATACTGGTCGCCAGTGGTGTCGGCAGTTATAGCCGCCGCGTACAATCAATGGGTCGCCAGATGATTTGCCTTTCCAGCTTCCCGCCCAAGTGTCTGCAATTTCTTCTTCAGTAAATACCTGTCCAGCGTGTTTGCGGCAGAATGGTCTACTGTCCCTAATAACATCTCCATAATACTTCCACTTGGTCGCACCGCTTTGGATACCGATAGCTGTGTTTATAGATGCGTCGAACTGCATCAGGCTGTCTTGTGCCATTTGTGTAGCGTAACGTCTTAGGTTGTTCCCTGCCCTGTCTCTGGCGAACTTGGTGCGTAATAGCTCTGCCGCATCTTTAGACTGTGCCGCTGTGCCGTTATTAACTAAGTCAACAAGCCGCTGGGCTTCTACATCGTCGCTCTGGATATACACGCCGTTGATTGTCTGGCGTAGGTTCTTAACGGTGTCGTTAAAGCTACGGCCTGTCAGGGTTGACTGGTAGACCTCGGTGGCTAGGGTGTCCAAATACTCGTTGGCAACAGCCTCAAAGCCTTGGAAAGATAACCGCTGCAACTGGTTAATCGTTGCAGAATCTATCTTAGTAAAGTCGCCATACGTTGAGAGCATATCCTGCGCATCAACTGCGACAGAGCCGTACCCTCTAACAATGCCGTCCACTTCAGACAGATAAGCATCGTCCATTGCTTCTTTAAGGGCTGGCCTTGCATTGATAGCCCACTCAGTATCAAAGAGCTTGCCACCCTGTAGCGGAGCGTCAGCCATAACATCAACTACGCGCTCCTCTAAGGTCACTAGGGCATCGGCTAGGCGTTGCTGATGGGTATCAGCCAGCTTATCCAATATCTCGTCATACTGGTTATCTGTAGGCATTATTCAGCCTCGTCGTTGAACTGCCCTATAACTTGTGTGCCTTGGTCTATCTCAAGGTGCGACTTCGCCAGCTTCTCATCGTCCAACACTAGGTCGGCAATCTGCTTATCTATTTCTTGCGATAGGGTTACAGACTTCACGCCAGTAGCTCGCATCTGCTGCAAGAAGATTAGCTCTTTGTCCATATCGCGAATATCAAAGCTATCAGGGTAAAAGATTTCAACGTCAGGGGTTATCTCTTGGTAATCACACCAAAGGTTCCAGATCTGCTCCTCAGCAAGCTCCAAGATGTCAGCCTTCTCAGCCAGCTTTGCGTTAAGCATTTGGAACTCTGTCTGCATTGCTACACCAGACTGCGTGATTGCCTCTGTGCCGCGTACTGCGCCCATGTGTGACATACGATTGATATATTCAATCTTGTCGTTAATAGACGCTCTAACGCTGTCCAGATTAGAACCGCTAGGCTGTAACATGTAGGGCTTCATCTGCGCGTCCATATCATCAGGCATATTGATAACCGAACCAGCACCAGCACTTGCATCAGTCTCGTATGACTTAACAAGGGTAGGGTGGTTACTGATACGGATAAGCTGCTCTACTTCCGAAAGTTCCTGATAGATAGCCCGCTGCATATAGGCAACGTCTGACAGGTCGCTAACACCAATGCCGCGAACTACTGAGCGTTGCGCAGGTAGGAACACCGCAGGGATTCTGCCCAGCACGTTTTCTTCTGTGCTGATGTGCGTGTCCTGCTCGTTAATGCTCTTATAAAGCTCGACCTTATCCTTGTGCCAGCAACGGTAATAAACAACCTTCTCTGTGTCGCTGATTTCCTCGATAGACTCGCGCACCTTCAAGTAGCAGAGCTCATAGCGGCCTGATGGCATTCGCTCATATTCCCAGTCGAATACATTCTCAGGCGTGAACATGGTCACATAAGGTCTAATGTCCTGCCCTAGCTCCTCAGCCTTAGTGCGTGCATTAGAAGATGGCTTGTCTACCATAATCCAGACGTTACCGTAAACGCTTGCCCAGATGTTAGCCTCTCGCATAAACGCATTGAAGCTGCGACCATCTAGGTCGGCATCTTTCATAAAAGGCTCAATCGCATAGTTACCAGCAGCAGAGTTAAAGCTGCGCACTGGTGGCTGTCGCCATAAGAAACTGCTGTAGATGTGGACAATGTTCTTGCTGTGGTTGTCCATCGGGGTCAGGTCAAGGCGGCGATTGTATTCGTCCTTGTCCTCATTGATGTAGCGCGTCAGGTATGCGCCATCGCGGTAATCTTCGCCACCCATATAGCTGCGCAGATAGAACTCCCAGCGATACTTGTTGTTGTCATATTGTGGGTGCGTGTATTCTAAATCTTTGCTGTAAGCCATTAACTCCACCGTCTAGGTTGTTCAACTATTCGCTCTGTGCGTACTGGGAATAGGTATTCTACCAGATAGCCTAGAGCATCATTCATGTGGTCAAATCCGTCCTTATTAGGAACGCTTGTACCTTCTTTGTAGGTCTGGCGTTCTAAGGATTCGATTGTCTGTTTACACTTGGGGTCTATCAACAACTTCCGCTGACCATCGCTTGATAGTAGTCTGGAGTTGACCGCATTTATTCTGTCTCGAACCAGTGCGTGTCTGGTCTTAGCCTTAACCTCAAAACCTGCGTTTTGAAGAATGCTTAAATCTGTGCGCCCACCTGCGCTCGTCTTTCTCTGGCGTGAAGCTGGGTCGGGGTAAATGATAACACGTTTGTCAGGGTAGCGCGTTCGCAATTCCTGCGCCATCTCGTCGGTGTTGCTGCCCCACATAACTACCTCATCAATCGCCAGCAGTGTGTCATGGTGTCGGACACAAACAACCGCACTCATAGGGTCAAGGTTGAAGTCCATGCCAACGTGCAGCGTGTGGTGGTCTGCCTCTATCTTGCCAACCGATTCTTCTCGGCTAAAGCCGTAGTAGATGATGCCGCTGTAGTTTACAAACTGCGCGTTATATTCCTGATTAAAGGTGCGCTCGTCTAGGTCTTGCTGGGCTTGCTCTATCTCTGTCTGCGGTACGTTACCGCCTTGGATAGTGGTGTACTGAAAGCTCTGCCAATCATCATCACCGTCTAGCCCTTTGCTGTATAGGTCATAGAAGTGGTTGCGACCTTTAGGTGTACCGATAAACAGAGCAGAACCTAACCTGTCAGATAGCGATGGTCTGATAACCTCATACCAAGCCTCGGGGCGCATATCTGCAAACTCATCAAGCACAACAAAGTCTAAAGCTCGGCCTCGCAGGTTGTTAGGCTTCTCTGCTCCTTTAAGGCTAATAGTGCTGCCGTTAATCAGGCGCATCGTTAGGCTGCTTTCGTTTGTCTTGGTTAGGTACTCAGGGGGAATGGTCTGTGTAAGCATATCCCAAGCAATGTCTTTAGCAGAGCCGTAGGTCGGTGCTACATACCAGCAGTTCTTATTCTTACCTGATGTGGCTGCTCGCAGTATCTCGCCAGTGCTAAGGAATGTCTTGCCGAATCGCCGCCCAGCAACAACGCTACGGAAACGGCTAGAGCTACAAAATATTTCACTCTGTGGCAGGGTCAGTTGCACGATGGTCTACCACTATATTGATTGGGGGAATCTCTTGCGCTTCTGCCTCGGTTTCTCTCCAGCCACCTTGTGTCTTTAGGTAAAAGATATTCGCCGTTACGTTGCCGCCCTTAGCCATCTGGATTAAGTTGCTGCCCATGCTTGCGACTTGTTTGACTCTGCCCTTTTTATAAGCCTCAGAAACTTCAGGCTGTCGCTTCTCTATCTCACGCAAGGTGTTTTCGCAGATGCCAAAGTAATCCGCTACTTGCCCTTTAGTGAGTACAGCAGACAATGCCTGTAGTTCTATTATCTGCTCTGGCGTTAGCTCAACAGGTGGTCGCCCACCCCCATCGCCTTGATTGCCTTGCTTCATAGATTATCACTTGATTGGAGCGTACAGGTCGGAGTTGCACCGCCCAGACTAGAGGGGTTCTCTAGCTCCTGCTCTTTTGTACGCTTTGGGTAGGGTTTACACAAGTGGAGTATAGACTGTTTAGTTTCTTTGTCTAGTGGCATCAAATATCTATGCTTACCTTTAGTGTAAAAAACTGTCGCATTAGGGTCTAGATGTTTTCTAACTTCAGCTATGCTTTGCTTAACCCCTTTGCTGTGAACTGATTTTGGATGTGTTTTCTTTCCATGAATAATAAAAGCCCCCATAGTCCCTGCATTCATCAACCCACTATAAATCCAGTTAGTTGCTTGATAGATGCCACCATGATGATTTTGGTCAGCGTCAGCATAACTAACAACCAATTTTAATCCTGAATTAGATTTTTTCAAAAATTTAATAGCCAATGCCATTATCTTGCTAACTGGTGTCTTGTGTTTAGTTAATGCAATTCTTACCAGTTCACAGCCTTGGTCTGCTTTTAAGCCAAATGGTTTTAGCATATTGTTATTAGCACCCCTACCGAATAAAACAACGCCTATATATTTTCCATCTTCCCAAGCACCAACTTTGACAAGTTTGCCAACAGGAATTACACCACTATAGTGCCAATTCTCACAAGCGTACTTAGCAGCTTCATGTGACGCCCAATCTATTCTTATATTAGCTTTGTCTGACATTCTGGACTCTATTCCCCCATCTAGAATTAAGGGATTCGATAATTTGGCTTATATCAGCACCCTGCATATTTATCATTTGTACATTTTTGCCGTCAAGCTCAAAAGTATATTTTTTTATTTTCGTGCCAGTTTTTTCAGTATCAAACCTGCTAAGAATATTTTTGTTTTTCTGCTCATTAGATATGCTCATTCCACGCTCCTTAAATCAAATTCTTTACCACAATGCGGGCAGTCTACCCACTTAGGGTCTAACTCATCTAATTTGCCTTGTTCATCTTCTGTTGCTGGGTCAAAATTTGGCTCAAAAGATTCTGTTAGTTTTCCTAATAAATCATCATCAAAACCGATAACATTTAAATTGAAGTCTAACTCCTCTAGTCGGTTTATTTCAACTTTTAAAGCATCAATATTCCAATCTGAATTTAAAGCTAACTGGTTATCAGCGATAACGTATGCCTTTCTCTGAGCCTCTGTAAGCCCTTTTAACGTGATTGTCGGAACTTCGGCAATACCGCATAGCTGTGCAGCTTGCAGCCTTCCATGCCCTGCTATAATGCCTCCATCGTCATCTATAAGGATTGGGTTGGTAAATCCAAACTCTTTTATGCTTGCTGCTACTTGTTGAACCTGCTCCTCGCTGTGCGTTCTTGAATTGTTTACATAGGGGATAAGCTCCCCAGTGGCTTTATATTCAACAGATAACATTAGACCTCAGTGCCAAATGCGGCGCGTATATTCATTATGGGGTTATGTAACATAACATCTTGCTCATCAGGCGGTAAACCATTAACTCTGCAATCAACGGCATCACACCAAAATCGCAGTGCAGTGATAACAGGTTGGGCTGCTGATGGGTTGTCGATAAGGCTCTGGGTTATGCTATCGACCTTAGACAGTAAATCGTGCCAGCCGTTTTCTTCACATTCAATTATACGGCTCACAATATTCAACTGGTGCATATTAACCTCCGCAGGCTAACAGTTTGGTTGTGCCGTTATTGTAAACGCTGCTTACTTTTTGTGCAATCTAAGGTCTTGTATAGCCACTAGAATAAGGGCTGAGAGGATAAAGCCTATCATATACAACATCACGCGGGTCTCTGGTTGGTAAATTCGCGGGCATTGTAAAGGCTATCAAATATGATTAGAAATGATGGTTTAGCATGGTAGGTATATCACTAAAGATATAGTGCCGCGTTGTGACTACAGGTGCGGCAAACCTGCTTCAAGGGGTAGGAGGGGAAACCCTAGTCGATAATTATTATAATCAGGGCTAGTAATATGGCAAGGCCATTGCTTGCAGGCTCAACAAATAGCCAGTTGCGTATTCTACCAAACGGCTCGTCACCTAATAACTTATACAGCCTTTCCTCAACCGCCCACTCAATCTTTTTTCCAAGGCTTCTGTCTGCCGTTTTGTGGGCATCTTTAATCATGGCTTCAACTTCTTCTTTGCTTACTGGCATCGTGTTGTCCCCCAGTAGTCAGTCTTGCAGCTTGTTCCGTCACTGTAGCGAGTTGTTCCCCAAGCGTCTGTCTTAGACGTTGTGCCATCGTTAAAGCGGGTAGTTCCCCAGCTATCAGTTTTCCAGCTAGAGCCGTCAGAGCCGCGTGTAGTACCCCAAGAGTCTGTCTTGTAGGTTGTGCCAGTGCGTGAATCCCTAATAGTTCCCCAGCTATCTTTAGTTAGCGTTCCGCTAGTGCCGCCGCAGTTGTAGCGAGTGTTGCCCCAGCTATCAGTTTTTGATGTGCAGGTTGCGTTTGCACCCGCAGATAGTGCGCTTACAGTCAGCGCGATTAGTGCGTATTTCTTCATTGTTTCCACTCCTTCAGTTAGTTTATGCGTCTACTAATCCAACAGTTTTTTCGTTTAGGTCATACCCTGCATCTTCAAGAAACTCTTGGAAGGTTGCAATGGCTTCTTCTAGGCTGACGCGGTCTTGGTTTATCTCAACGGTAATTCCGCGCTCACCATCATTAAAAATTAAGCTAGTCATTAAGTGTTACTCCACTCATCAAGTTGTTTTTTGCGCTTGCGCTCTTTGTGCCACTGCTTTGTTTTCTTAAACTTGTAAGCTACTAAATGCCCAAGCATATAACCAGTGAACAGCATTATAAACATTGCTATCAGTTGGTCTAGCATTAGCACACCCCCTGCAAGCAATCATTATAAGCCATGGTTGAGGCTATGCAGTAAAGGACAAACAGCCCTAAACCGCAAACCAGGAATTGACGATTTTGTGCGCGGCGTTCCTTTGCCACGCGGTCTCTTGCGTACTTATAATCATAGTTAATCATTATTATTGACCTCTCTCATATCCGGCAAATGGCTCTGCTTTCATGTGCGCTTCGCAGAAGTGGTCTTGCACTTTTTCGCGCAATGCTTCTTCAGCATCTAGGTATATAAAACACTTCAGCAACTGTGAAGCATCGTCTGTACCGTCAGTGTAGAGAATCTCTAAATACTCTAACTGGGTCTCTCGGCCTACAATACAAGCTGGCAAACAATCATCTAGCCAGCTTGGATATGCCTTCAACCACTCATAACAAAGAAGGTCTTTGTCATCTTCTGTCAGGTCGATAATGTCGCCGTCCCAGTCTTGGTATTTGTTGTGAAAATCTTCAATAAGAAATTTGATTTCGCTTTTCATTTGCTTCCCCTCCAAGGGATAGCCCCCGAAGGGGCAGTTCGTTTAGCGTGAAAGTGCAACTGTGCAGTTGTAGTTGCTGCCAATCTCAAACATTACTTCGTTTGATTCGGCTGGGCTGTCTGCGTACATATCAACCAGCAGCTTGAGACCGTAGTAATCAACAGAGCCATCTTTTTCCATCATAGAGTTGGCGCGTTTTGTAGCATAATTAAGTAGTGAATTGTTCATGTTTGTAACCCTTTGTTTTTTGAATGTGTGGGTACTTTGCCCGATGTTAACGAAACTGTCAACACTTTATTTCACCTATGCGCCATTCTTCTACTTTTATCTGTTCTTTAAGGTCACGCGCAAAGGCAATAACTTCTTCTCGGTCATACCTCTTAGCAGGTCGCCATGCCATACGCTCCATAGCTTTAACCCTGCGCTCGCCGTATGTGTCCACCATGTACTGCCTATAGCGTAGCACGTAGTGTGCCTGTTTCATGCCCCAGCAGTTACAATGGGGACACTGTGGTTTTATGTTAAATTCCGCTAGTTTAAAAATCGTTCTGTGGCGGGGTATGAAGTGGCCGCCCTGTAGGTTTTTGTAGTGGTCTACCTTGTCGCAGGTAACGCACTGGGCGTAGCCGTTATCATCTGCTGCCTTTAATCGCACCAGCCGCTGCAAAAGCTTGGCTGCTTTCTCCATCTCCTGCGCGACTGTGGTTTTCTTTCTACCTTTTTTCGCCATATTCCAGCTCTAGTAATAGTTCGCAATAGTGAATGGCTTTCCGAATGTCCTCAGCTCCATTCTTGCTGCCATGCCTTGTGATGTATTTAACCACGTTGCCCTCGCAGTAGTCTAAGCTGTTTTTGTAGATGTACTCGATTGGCTGTATAGCTAACTGGTAATGGCTGCCGCCTGTCTGTTTATCAAGTGCGCTCAATGTTCCGTCTCCTCAGTAGATAAATCAATTTCATCAGGTATGTTAAGGTCGCAGCTAGGACATAGACCATAAGCAGAATCATCATCGCCAAGCCAATAAGTAAGAGGCTGTTGACATTCCTCGCAATAGACTCTAACCAATTTAATAGACCTTTTAGGAAAATTAACAACTTTACTCACCCCTCCACCTTTATTTTTACCCGCGAATCTTCACCGCTATCTTTGTGATAAACCACTGCCGTCATAGAACGTTCTGCCCCATAACCTGAATCACTATGCCACTGGTCTGTCGCCGTTAAACTGCCCCAGTGTTCAAAGTGCATAGAGCCAACCTCTCTGGCGGTGTGGTGATGTATATGCCCCAGATGACAATAGCGGTTCTTTGACTCTGCCCATTCATCGTCTAGGTTCTTAATCACCGTCTGTAGAATTTGCTCGTGCTTTATGCGGTCGCCATGGTGGAAAACAAATAGATTGTTGTGCCACTGGTAGGATATAAACTTGCTGTAGTTCTGCACAATCTCAACCCTCGGCTCTTTGCTGTAAAGCAGCTCTAGGCAGCTAGATAGGTGGCAAGCCATATCATAATCGTGATTGCCGCGCACATTAACCACAACTACTTTCTCATGGGTCTGTAGCATCTTGTCGATTAGCACATTAAACAGCCTGCCTGCCAGCTTAAAGGTCTTACCGATGCGCGTGTCTACGTCTACCGGCGTTCCCTTTGTAGTGGTGTTAGAGCTGCTGTCAGCGTGAAAAAAATCACCTACGTTAAGCAGAACACCAGTGCCAGCGTTTCCAACTCGATTTGCCAGCCTGTCGGTTGTGTCAATTAGTATCTGGGTTGCAATCTTTGTGTCCCAATCATCGTCATCAACCTTCGATTCTGAATCCGCGAGCATTCCCATGTGATGGTCGCCCACCATGTACATTGCGAGATAGTCATCGCGCACTTCAGTGGGGGCAGGAACAGGCTTTTTAAAGCCATCTAAATCTTCTTTTACGCCCTCAATCATAAGGTCTAGGCGTTCTTTTAGGCTCTGCTTTTGCGGCTCTTGGATAACCCATTGCAGGGCTACTGTGCCATCTTCTTTGTATGCTGTAGATACGCGCTTGGCATCAAAGCCCTCGGCGGTCTGGTGAACTAAGTCGCGATGCGGTGCGACTCCTTTGGCTGCGGCATATCCTTCAATGCGCTTTAGGGTCTTATCAACTCCGCGCCTGTTTAGTCCCAGTGCTGCGGCTGCTTTAACATTTGAGCCATGCTCGATAATTGCGTTTAGAACTCTTGTCTGTGCTTCGCTTCGTGCAAACTCCAATAAACTGCGGGGGTCAACTCTGTCCATTACTTCACCTGTTGTAGTTGTAGTTTCCTATATTCGCTTTCTGGGTCAATCTGTAACGTGTAACCAAGGTCAAAAGCCCAGCTATGCACCTCAGTTAAAAAGTGGTGCATCTCGCCGCTGTCTAGTTTGCTAGTGTGTCGCAACTGGTTCTCAATAACGGTCTTGCCAACCTTTATTGATTCTGTGCCTAGAAACTTCTGCTTGAGTAGTAGTTTAACATTTTCGGGGGTGTAGGTAGGGTCGCGCTCTATAACCCATGCGGATAGCTCTCTGCACCAAGCATGGAACATAGCGTTCTGTGAAGTTGTGCGGGGGTTGCGGTAAGGCTTTAAGGTAATGGCGCAGGGCTTTGTGTAGTCCCAAACCTTTAGGCGGTCAGCGATGTAACCAAGCCGAACTTCAATCTCGTCGGCTTGGAACACCTTAACTGTATCGCCTTGGCTCAAACCAAAGCCTTAGCAAGCCATTGTTGGCTCATTATAGTTTCTGCTGATTCTAGCCTTGTCTCAAACGGCTTATCGGCATTGTTGTTATATGCTGCCTTAGCCACTCTCAGGTCGTAGTCAGTGATTATCTTGCACTGCTTAGCGCGTAGTCTGCTGTGCAGGGTCTTTGCATTGATACCCGCTACTTCAGCCATGTGCGGCAGTGTGTATTTTTCGCCGTTTTTTAGCCCGCCCTTTTTGCCAGCAAACAAGTATTTCTTTGGCGTTTTTCCTGCATCTCTGCGTCTATCGTTATGCACGTTTCACCTCCGCGCCACCATCATAGTAGTAGCCATATTTATTAAGTAAATGCTGCTTCTGTGCTTCGCGCTCTACACCGTCTAGCCATGTAATATCAGTAAGCCCCATCATTATTGACCTGCCGCGTATTGAGTCATCTTGGTTAACCGCTGGCTTATGGTTAGCAACAAATGGTGAAACACCGCCTGTCTTTTTGGCTCTAGCTAACCAGCTATTTATGAACTTAGGCATTCCAACTTTGGTTTTGCGCTTTGCCTTGTTTGAGAATAACCACATTCGCATCGCTTCTAGCTCGTCCCTAACCATCTCATCTCCGTAGCTTTTAATCAGCTCTTCGTAAAGGTCATCAGGGATAGCGTATTCTTCGCCAGTTTTTAAGAGCATGGCAGACTCCAGCGGGCAATAGTGCATTCTTCGTCGAATCTGTTTTTAACAGTGACGTTTTCTTTTATCAGGTGATGCCCATCGCGCTTCAGGTTATACACTACAGCAGATATTCTGGTTATGCCTAGCTCATGGAAAGCGTCTAGGCTTGTAATGGTGTTACCACTTCTCAGGTAATCGAGTACACGTTGCTTCTGGTTCATCTTCATAACTCCTTGGGTTTCCGCTAAAGCGAAAACACGTTTCTTTGAATGGATTTTTTTTAACTTTATTTTCTTTGAAATACTTTAACCCTTTTTACTTGTCATCAAGTAAATTTTCAAGATAAGAGGGCTAAAGCGACTCCTCGGTAAATTCGTTATCGTATCGAATATTTAATCTATCCGTCTGCCAGTACCGACCGGCATCAGGGGCTATATCAAGAGGGTCAACTTGGTCTTTGGGGTTTAATTTCAAATGGTTCCCCAACCTCTAGCCCGACAACATTTTTATTCTATTAAATTGTAAGCCTGTTTGTAAACACAAAACAGGAACTATTTTCCTAGATTCAAAAAATCAGCTATTTCTACACCCAGCACGTTGCAAATGCTTTGCATGGTGTGCAGCTTCATGTTTGGCTGCGCTCTCCAGCGTATAACCTGCTGTGGGCTTGTCTTAGCGATTCTAGATAATTCTGCGTTAGATATACCTGCATTAGCTTGCGCGGCTCTAACGGCCTTTCCTGCGTCTATAAGTTGCATATTATAATCTCACCTGTGGTATATTGTTAATGACCGACTAGCGTTGGTCTTTCTCCTGTTGGTTGCCCCCCGCGAGGGGGGCATTTAACTCTTAAAACGGTATATCTTCATCGAACTCGGCAGTCTTGGGCTGTACTGCTTTCTGTGCTTGCGCCATGCCTTGCTGCTGGGCTTCATCTTTTGCGCTGAACTTCAGGCTCATGTACTTAGTGCCTGTCTTGCTGGTATTAACCCAGCCGCTTACCCAGTATTCTTTGCCGTCAATTAACGCGCTACCTTTGCGGTCAGGGTGTGTCTCCGACTCTTTCTTGTCGTTTACAAACATCGCGCCGCTGTTATCTTTCTGCTCGTATGTACTCATTTTCTTCTCCAGTTATTGTGCTGTTCTAAATTCAGGGGTTTTCATTGTGGCGCGTTCTTGGGTAGTGAATACGCCGCCTTTGCTTGGTGCTTTCCAGAGTAGTTGCTTCTCTGTGTCGCTCAACTCTTTCCACGCTTCGTTCGCTGTAGACAGGTCGCCAGTTGCCAGACCGTCCTTGATAGCCTTAACGCTTGGCATCAGGTCGATAATGGAATCTTCATAGCTTTCCTGCTCGGCTTTCTTAACTGCCTTGTCGCTTCTTAGCATTGCCGCTTCTGCATCGTCGTCCACTTGCGGGATTCCAGCCATGGCAGCAAGTCCATACCGTCTTGCGTAACTAATACAAGAGCCGCCCGCCTGTGGGTCTCGCTTAACCATCGGCAGTAGAAACTCTTGCTCTAACCACTGACCAGATGTGTGCATCAGTCTGGTTGCTACGCCCACGCTGTTCTCGGTACTAACTGGGAACTGCACATAGCTCAGGCCATTAGCTGCAAACGGCTCCTTAACAACCTGCATAACGTCTGACAGGTTCGCATATTTGGATTTAAAGAAAGGGTTGCCAGTGCCTTTAACAGCACCCCCCATTACGGCTTGCGCTTTGCATAAAGCTGTAGCCAGTTCGTTGATTGATTCGCTTGAAAACATAATAGCTCCTATTGTTGGATAGTGATTATACTAAAAGGTTGATGATGCGGTAACACTTTTGTCAGGGTCTGCGCAGTTAGCAGAATCGCATTCCCCCTGAGCGTAAAGTGCGGCGTATGCGTGATAGTATTCTTCTGGCATATCTTCGCGGCATGGATTGTGCATGGCGTAGTCTTTCTCTGCCAGCTCGTAAAAGTAATTATTAAAATCTGCGGTAAACATAAAGCCTCCTATTGCTCTGTGCGTTTAACAAACAATTCAACAGCATCTTCAATCTTCATGCCGTTGGTGGTTATTTCTTTGACTTCATCGCCTGACATATCGGCTTTCGGAAATACAATTCTCCATCGCTCTAGCATTCCTCGGCGCAAATACCCTGCGGTCTTTTTGTTTAGAACTGACACAACCGCGCCTGAGCCTACGCGCTCAATCTTGAATGTGTCACCCTTGCTGTTTTTCTTGGTGTGCATACTGCCTCCTGAATGCCCCCGAAGGGGCGTTGAAATTAAATTGCTTCGATACGTTGGCGGCCTAATTTTTCGTACATTCTGTCGGTGAGGTCATTGCCAAGGTCAACGGTTCGCATAACGTCTGGGCGGTCTGTGTATTCTGTGCCTTCAGATATTGATTTAGTTACTGTAAATTCAATCACGCTGTTGCAAATGCTAGTAATTAAGCCCTCAACGTAGCAATCAGTGCGTGAAACAAAGTCGTAGCTGCGAATTTTTTGTCCAATTTGAAAAGTAGTCATGTGTGTAGCCCTGTTGTTTTTTGAATGTGTGGTTATAGTGCCTGACGTTTACATTTATGTCAACACTATAGGCAATAAAAAGCCCAAATAAATGGGCTTCCGGACAATTTGTTGTAATTTTGTCCGTTAATATGACCAGATAGCAGGGCAGGTGAACCCATCTTCCTCAGTGCAGGCATCTAGGTGGATGAATCTAGTGCGTCCCTTTTGCTTGATACCAATCCTTTGTATGCCATGCTTCTGAGCCACTCTAATTACTTCTAATGCTTGTTCTCCAGAAACAAGTATGTCTACCGCCTTACCAGTCGAATGCGCTCCTGCCTTCGCCTTTTCTTTGCGCTGTTCTATGGGGTGTTGCGGGCTGCGGTATGCACTGCTGATTGGAAAGCCAAAGCCGCACTCTTTCCTAATCTTAATTAGCAGCTTAACAAAGTCTGCATCCATTCCATTCTCGCCGCTGTGCTTGCAGGCCAGTTCCTTATCTGTGAAATATACTACTTTCTTTTTAGCTGTCATGTTCTTACCTCAATTTAATGGGTTGCTCAGGTAGTCCAAGCCTTTCCATATATCGTCAATCTCTGTAGTTACAACCTTAACACTTTTCTCAATATCGGTCACACCTTCAGCCAGTAGCTTTGCCTCAGTTACCATTGCCTTCATAGACTCAATCTCTTTTTCTAGGTCGGTCACTTGGCTCTGGATTGTTAGCAACTTATCCTGCTGCGCCATAATGGTTGTTAGATTAGCGCCTAGCTCTGCCAGCTTTGCTTTAAGTTGTGAGACATCATTGTCGGTCAGCTGCTGTTTGATAAGGCTAATTTCCTTCAGTGTTGGTTTGATGTCTGGTATCTCTTGCGCTTCAACGCCCTGTAGCCGCCCATATAAGCTGCTAGCCGTCCAAACGCCGCCGCCGAGTGTGGTAGCTAGGCTTAAAAGTATTGCGATATAAACGCCCTTAAATGACGCTCCTCCAATCTTTAGCTCTGTATCTTCAAGGCTCATAGTCATACTCGCAGTTTATCTGTTGAACAAAGCAATCGTAACCGACCTTAGTAGGGCTGCCGCCGTAGAACTCTGTCTGCTGTCCGTAGGCTAAAACATCTGCCTCAGTAACGTAGGCATCAATGCCAAAGTTATTCCCATTTACAAATAC